AATATCATAAATTTTTCCACCTGGAACTGTTATCCCAAGACCTGGAGTAGTTGTAGCACCACTTGATCCATTGTTTCCATTATCTGTACTTATTAAAGAAAATTTAGTATTTGCAGATAAAGACGTTGGAATTGTAGCACTAAATGGACCATTGCCTTCCTGATATAATACTGTTCCTGCAGCGCCGCCCGTCCCGGACGATGAACCTGCTTTACCACCGGTTGTTTTTATTGTATAAAGGGTTCCATCAAGAGTAAATATAAAACTATTATCACCTGCGTTGGTGCCGTTACCAGAAGTAGACGCCCCACCCCCACCAGATGAAACTAGTTCTACTTCTATTCTGAAAAAAGAAGCAGGTGGTGGTGGGTTGATAGTACCAGAAGCATCCTGATCATAAGATGGTTCTATTAATTGATAACTTCCTGGATTAATTACTATAACCGGTTTGCCTCCAATAACTGTATTATTATCAACAACCCACATTCTAGGATCTATCGTAACAAGACTAGTATCAAAAAATCCATTAGCAGATCTTAGTACATAAGTGCCGGTGGATGTTGCTGGAGGTGCTGGATTGGGAGCAGTTAATGGAGAATTGTATGGTATGTATTTGAAAGACGTTCCTGTTAACCCATCAGCACTAACTGTATATTGTCCATTGAATGCTGCTTCATTTGCCCCACTAATAGATATTACAGATCCAGCAACAAGACCATGCGAGATGGTTGTAGTGACAGAAACAAGTTTAGTTGTGCTATTATAAGTTAAATTACCTTGAATTGGAATTGCAGGAGTATCTGTTGATCTATAATTTTTCAATCCGTTATTAACTGTAAATTCGCCAATTCCACTAATATTTCCGTATGTAGCAACCGCTGTACTCGTTAATCTTTTTCCGATTATACCATGACTATGTTCCAATGCAGTTGCATCTGTCACTGCTTCGCTAACACCAGTCGCTGATGTAGGTCTAATTGAAGCTAATGATTCGCCCGGAGTAAATGGGAGAATACTTGCATTAAATTTTTGATAAGCAATAGAAAATTTATCAACCCCATTAAAAGAAGTTGCGTTTTCTGTACCTTCGTTTGGTTCAGCATTAAGCAAAACATGAGAATGAGTAGGTGGTTTAATTAAACGATATCCTCTTACAGGTCCAATAGTAAAAGTCATATTCCCTGTTAAAACAGAAGATACAGTTGTCGTAATATTAGAATATCCACTGGTTTTTATATCACCAACTACATAAAAACTAGGATCAGCAATAGTTGCTGTAGAAATAAACCACCTACCACCAGTTGCTCCAACGTCTGCATTTGACCTAGATTCAACAGTTGATGACCCAGGTCCAGCAATACCAGTGTTTGAATACCCTATCAATTTTCTTTGTCTATAATCAGGAACTCTAAATTTACCAATAATATAAGGAAAATCATTTACATTATAATTTTTTGTTATTGTAAATACTGGATAATTTACAAAAGCTTCCCACCCAAGAGTATATGCGGGTTTATTGACAGCAGCACCAGAAACACCAGAAACTTTATATAAAAATTCTGTAGAAGAAACAATTATGTTACTGGTAGTTGGAGCGACTAATTGATAATTAGTACTTAATAATAGTAATCCTGATTGAAAATTACCAAGATTAGTAATTCGTAAATTTGCCCCAAACGGAAAAGGTCTTTTTACGAAATTCTGTCCAGAATCTTTAGAATTTTGTGTTAATGATTGATCACGAGAAAAAACTAGATAAAAATCATCTCCATCAAATAATGATCTTAAAATACTACCGTTTGATGAAATATTTGCTGGAGAATATCCATTTGCTACATCAGTTGTTTGTAAATATTTATTTCCTAGTATTTCATATAATCCTGGATAATCTCTAATATTATAAAGAGAATTGTCACAATATAAAAATCCAAAATAAGAATAATGAGGTGATTCTATTTGTGTTTTAACAGGTAATCCAGGATCTAGATTGGCAATATCAGAATTTCTAGAATAAAAATCCGCAAGAACGGGTACAACAGAACCAACAGGAACATAGGATCCTTTTTTATCTAAGTAAAAATTTTTATATTTGTTTCTATATGTTGACATATTATACCTTAATTAAATATTCCACTACGATATATGGTTGAATATAATTATCTGCTTTTTTTTCTGGTGTAGTTTTTATAGTAATTGTAGACACCAGCCCTTCGGACGAAAAATTTTGTGCTATAGATTGAACACTATATGTATGTGGATTTGGAGTAAACGGAACTATGTGTCTATGAATTCCATCGTTTCCAACGTCAGATGTCTGTGTGGTAATATTACTTACTCCAGTATATCCTGTTTCTGTAGAAGACCCCGCAGCAAAAGGTAGATTACCCAAAATATATGAACTCGGTAAAGAAACTGTTTCATTACCTGATGCATTTGGTCCGCCAATATTACAAGTGCTAACACCAAGCACGGGGGCTTTACTGCATTTTAAATATCCGGTGGAACTATAAGTATTAACACCGATAGTTGTAGTAACTGTTCCCTGTGAATAGTTGCTGCCTGTCTTGTGAGCGGGATACGGAAATCCTGATCCACTAGGAGGGATCAAACAAGACAATCCACCAGCCGTTTGGTTATATTTACAAGTAGTTGTACACATTTGAACATATCTATAACCAGTAGCCGGGTTTACGGTAACACCAGACGCAGTTTCTGCGCTATGTTGGCATAGTTTTTGTAATGTATTAAGATACCAAGGATCAACATTTAAAGTGCTAGTTTTGAGATCATAATTATTCTGAATTTGTGCCGAATTGGATCCGCCATAATTTTTAGTTCTGCTTCTAGCAGTAGTGCTAAAGTGAGCATGTGGTATTATCCCAAGACTAGGAATCTCAGATGTTTCAGTATAATCTCCTAAAATTCTAGAAAAAGCTGGTTGACCTCGCAACGCAACTGTTGTTGACGGAAGAAAAAAACTTCCACTATAAGTTAAAGTATATACTGGATCTACATTAGATAAGACATCTAATCCTATTCCAGATTTTTTTAAAGTAGTCCCAAGAGAATTTTGATATTCTAAATCATTAAAAGACCCAACGTTAGATCCAGCAGTAGCTCTGATATGTTTAACTAGCAAATCAGGAACTTGGAATTGATCATCTCTTAAAAATGTTTGTGTTTGTTTAAACTTGGAGTCAATTCCAGTGCCTAATACTTCTGCCAATAAAGGATATACACTAGCGGAGTAAACAGATCCATCACATCTAATATATCCAGATGGCAACAATTTTTTATTATTAGTATCAGTTGGCTCATTACTTTGTAATTGCGTTGGAAAAGTAATAATAGAACCAGTTAATGTTCCTAATTTGGATTTTTCTTTATTGTAAAATTTTGCCATTTTATTACTAGTATGCTTTTATAATATACAGTACGGTTTGCGAAGGAGTATTTGTGTTTACACTTATATTTATCGCTCTGTCAACATTTATTGGAGTTACACTACCAGTTCCGACGTTATTATACAGTATAGTAGAACTAATTCCCAATCCTCCTCTTTTCATTTCCAAATCAATTGTCGCATGGTTGTGTGATGCCATACCTGAAGTGTTATATGATTCTTGGTTGTGAGATAATGTAGTGGCATATGTTTGTTCTGGAGTACCTAGATAATAATTTCTAAGTCCTTGATAAGTACCACTAACTGGAATTGCTCCAGTAACAGCTTCTTGTATTACGTTGTCGATGCGGTTTCCTGTATCGGTATATTCTTTTGTGTTAGCATAACTTGGTATTACTCTAGAAACAACACGAGGAATTACAGAATCGGTGGCGGCAAATGTTTTAAAACTATCAGTTTCAACTAAAGAACTAGCATCTTCATCATAAAAAGTTAAATTAATTCTTGGACTACTAGCAGAATCTGGTGAGGAAGTTGCTCCATCATTTCCCAAAGAAGTAACACTGGTCCAGTCACCTGATTGTGTTTGGGCATTTCCAGCACCAAACACTCTAGCATAAGAACCACCAAGACCAACTGAATTATATTCAATACCTCCAGCGATATTTCTGGGGTGAGTATGAGCTGGAGTGTGGTCTATCCCTAATTTACGAGGAATAGTATAAAAAGTGTCCAAATATGATGGATCTCCAATACTTATTCCAGTTAATCTGCCAGCAAGATTATTAGATGGTTCTGTTATAAAAGCAATATCAATGAAAGTAGTAACAAATGTGGGCGGGGCAGCAGTTGTTCCATTTTCTGAAATAAACGCACCAATAACACTAGATTCATTACTCGTTAATAAAGATGCTTCAATATCAACTAATGCTCGTTGATTGAAATTTGGCAAATTAAAAATATCAATAGATCCTGTTCTCTGTCCATCCAAATCAAAATTAGGATAAGAATTTATAATACCAATAGGAGGTCCTCCAGTTTCTCTGTAGGGTCCATATGTGTTGCCAATGGTTAAAGCAAGCAGTGGATAATCTGCCGCATTTAACTGCTTTCCATCACAAACTATCCATCCTTTTGGTATAGCATCATCCAAAGATGAAGTTGCTGAGCTTCCACACCATGGTAATATAGTACCAACTGGAGCAGCATTAATAGTTTTAACTCTATTATAATTTGCCATAAATCAAACCTCCATTAACCACCAACCCTGTGCTGTTGCGGTAATTCCTACTTGACCATTACTATCACTACTTCCTAAGTAAATGAGAGTAAACGCAGCATTTGGGGTTTGAACTACTAATTCGCCAGAAGGATATGCAGTTGATCTACCACCAAATAAAGTTCCAGTTGCATCCCCCTGAACCTTAACTCCCGTTCCTGGTGCTCTAATAACTAGCGTAGTTTGATAACTTAACGCACCACCAACTTCAACAACTCTAACAGTATCTCCAGTTGCTACAACAGTAGGCAATGTTAATATCATAGTATCTTGAGAAGAAACATTAACCATATAAACAATATTTACTTTTAAAATTTTATCGTCATCAATAGAGTTAGTAGAAATAAATCTGGTATGTCTAGCCCCAGAAGGTGTATAAAATCTCGTATATCCAAACGAATCAATTTCACCTGTTTGCTTGATAGCAAATTTATTTACTCCACTTATTCCCAAATTATCAATACTCAACGAAGAAACACCAGAAGATGGTGCTGCTGCTGCTTGACCAATAACACGAAGGGTTAAGAGTGCTTGTACATTTCCAAAGTTATCAACTGATAAAGTTGGTTCAAATCCTACAGTTCCTCCCACGAGAATTGATTCTGGACAGATTACTCCATAAAGGAAAAAATCACCTCTTGCTCTTGTTGATGCATTCCAAGAAAGTTGTGCTTGGTGTTCCGCGTGACCGTCATCATTAACAATTTTAAAGAGAGAAGATCTATTAGTAGAATCCAAAATCTCCAAATCTCCACCAATCACCTTTAAATTATTATTTACTGTAAGATTGCCTCTTCTAAATGGGAATGCGCCATTTTGTCTGGTTTCATCCATTCCAATAAAATGTCTAGTTCCAAGCAATCTTCCACTCTCAAAAACACCATTAGATTTAGGAACAATAAATATGGAAGAAGAATTTCCTCTAACTAATCTTACGTATTGCTTATAATCAATTTTTTGCTGAACGATATAACCAAGATCAATAATTATAGATAAGAATGGATTAGTTGGGGATATCGTTGTTGATGCTCTGCTTCTTTGAGCTATATCAATTAATTTTGCTGATTCTGGATGTTTAACAATTGTTTTAACTGTCATTCCATTTGTAAGTGTAATTGCGCTTGTTCCTTCTTGAGCACGAGAAACTATGATACGTATTAAAGTGGCTCCTGCAATTGGAAATGTATTTGTTGGCGAATTATGTATTTTCATAATTTCAAATTGACCAGTTGTCTCAGATCCAACTAGTATTAAATCATTAAGAGAGAATCCAGCAACACTTTGCACATTTAGATAGTAAAGAATTTCTCCATTGAAATTAGAAGCAACTGACATTGTGGGGTCAGAAACAGTTGTTAACGGACCTCCAGCATTAATAGTAGTTTGAATATCAGAATATGCATAAACTAGCGTATCTGTAGAATTTTGATAAATTGAAAGCAATGAACTAATAGATGGTAGAAGTGAAGGAACTCCTGAATTATGAATAACCGATGGAACTATTTCAATTCTAGCAACTTGGTTTCCAATAATTGTATCACCCGTACAAGTGTTAACCTGGAATGTAGTGTCATAATTATCAGTCAACCGCAATTTTTCACATTCTGAAGAATTAGATGGTGTTCCACCAGAAATAGTAACCCCACCATAAATGCTAAGATTTCCATTTGATTGAGTAGTATTTGGATTGCCTATAATAGTATTTCCAGTAATTGAATCAACTTCAAATACATTTACTGTTGCGCCATTGTTTATAGTTAATTTTCTATTTTGCGAGGTTGAAGAGGAAACAATTTTTACTAATTCGCCTATTGTTCCAGCAGTATTTCTATTAACAATAATATAATCATTTGGAAGTAACCCGCCACCAAACTCGGCGAGGTTGTATACATCATCTGGGCCAGTGCTATCAATATTATTAGTAATCCAAGTAGCATCAAAAGAAATATTAACTTTTACTACTGGTGTTTTAATAATGCTATTATCTGGATGATCTGTTCTAGTAGGAGCGAATACGCCTAACGGTTGTCTTTCAACAACAATATAATACGGAGCAATTGAAGTTCTTTTTAATCCACCAGAAGGTATCTTTACAATTTCTGGATGTTTCGCTCCACTAATAGCAGTATCAATCAACAAATAATCGCCTTCGTTATATGTTACAGAATCTCTAAGAGGTAAATAATATTGTTTTCCTGTTAATGCAGGTAAACTAAGTGGTTCTGGTCCTTCATTATTATTAATTCCCGTGATCGCATTTTGGTACTCTGTACCGCCCCAATCTCCAGCACCGGGAGTATCAATTTCATTAACATAATATATGGGATTGGTAGAAATACCTCTGACGATAGTAACTAAATCAACTGGGTTATCTAATGGAGCTGAACTAGTTCCAGTTACACTTTGAAGAGTTGTTCCTAATTGAGCTCTATTTCCATTAAAAGTAAACGAAGAAAGTCCTCCATTAAGAATAATATTTCCATTTACGCTTAAACTAGCATCTACATCAAGAGCGTTTCTGACTTTAGTCGTACCACCCTGACCACCAAAATTAACTATAGATGCACTACTAGCAAGATTTAAAACAGACGCATCATTAAATGCATTTACGGTGGATGCGGAAGGAACAGTAATTCTTACAGTTGATCCTAATCCTCTTAGGTAACTGAGAGATAAATCACCACCAACTTTAGTTGATTTAGAATCAAACGCAACATAACTTTGTGATTCGTTGCTGTTAAAAGCGCCACCAATATTAACTTTAGAAATATTAGTAGTATTAGTAGGAATAGAACTACTAGTATCATTATTAGCAATTCTTACGTTAACGTGATCAGAAAGATTAGCAATATTGATAAACTGATCATCTGTCCTATTAATACCAATATTAATAGTTTCAGCAGCATTAGCAAAATTTAATGTTGTTGCTTTGTTACCAATATTTAAAGCACCCGTAAATGTTGTGTCGTTTACGAAATTAAATGTACCTGTGGTTGTTGTAGTTGTAATATCCCCACCATTGACGGCAAGGTCAAGTCCAACTGTTAGATTTCCTACGTTTGTTGTGTCTCCACTGATTGCTACATTACCAATAACAGAAAAAGCAGCATTATATAAACTATTATCAGCCGTACCATTCAACTGATCATTTGTTGTATTAATACCAACTCTACCACTATTTGTAGTTGATAAACGCAACGTAGCAATATTATCTGGAGTATTACTATCACCACCCACCAATAACGCATTATTTTGATTATTAAATGTTCTATTAGCAAGTGTTTGATTAGCAATAAAATTATTTGGTGTTGTTGCTAGTGTTTTACCACTAATA